GTCTGTTCCTGATGAATATGGATTTTCATTGGAGAAGAAGACATGGCCGTGCCAAATAACATTTTGCAACAGGTACAAACCTACCAGTTGTCAAACCTTGCATATTTGCAAAACTTAAACTGTTTCGTAGCCACTGCGAACACAAAATTCAAGAACTTCGAAAAGCTGACAGCCAATCTTGGTGATACAGTCACGTTCGACTTGCCCCCACGTTTCACGACTGCTGCAAGTCTTGTAGCTACATTTCAGTCTGCTGATCAGAGAGTTGAGAACTTGACCGTGGATAAAGCGATCAACGTTTCCTACGCTTTCACAGCACAACAATTTATCTTCAACGTTGAAGATTACATGGAACAGTTCGGTAAAGCCGCTGTTATGGAAATGTCTGCTGAGATTGAGTCTGACATCGCCACCGTATGCGTTGAGGCTCCTTACCGCTTCTACGGTGATGGTATTACTCAAATCAACTCATATGGTCAGTTGGCTGCCGCTCTGGCTATGTACCGCAACTACGGTGCTGCCAAAGACAATACCAAGTTCTATCTGAGTGACATTGCCCAGTCTGCAATCGTAAACACAGGTTTGAACCAATTCACTCCTGACCGAAACAACAAGTCTGCCAACAGCTGGGACGTTGGTGATTTCGACCGTGCTGCATTCTATGTTTCAAACTTGCTGCCCGTGCATACTGCCGGAACAATCGGTGAAGACGGTACAACCCTCACAGTAGTTTCCGTGGTCAAAGATGCCAACGATGCGGTTATTCAGATCGTATTCTCTGGTGCTGGTACTGATCCTGATGCCATCAAAGAGTTTGATAAAGGTCAGTTCGTAGATGGGGTTTCCGGTCAACCCAATCTGCGCTACCTGACTTTCATCGGTCACAAAGTATCCAGTAACCCTGTGCAATTTCGGGTAACTGCTGATGCTGCCTCCTCTGCTGGTGCTGTAACAGTCGATGTTTATCCTCCACTGAAGGCTTCCTCTGGTAACACTCGCAACCTGAACTTTGAAATTGCTGCTGGTATGCAGGTCACTTTCCTGCCTTCTCACAGAGCTGGAATGATCACAGCTGGCAATCCTCTGTTCCTTGGTATGCCGATGCTGCCTGAAGAAGTTCCTTTCCCTACAGGTAATGAGATTGACCCTGATACAGCCGTATCACTGCGTATGTATTATGGCTCTCTATTTGGTCAAAACCAGAGGGGTATGATACATGATGCTATATGGGGGAAGAAGTGCGTCCCAGAGTACGCAATGTCTGTAATCTTTCCGCTTTAATTTAGCATTAAATTGAATTATTCCCAAACTTTAATCCATGGTATATAATTATCATGGATTAATCAACAGGAATATTCATGGCTACACCAAATTGCAGTAAATGTGGTGCGGTAAAGACTGGCTCTTATACAAAAGAATCATGGTGTGGTAAATGCATAGGAGACAGACGAAAAGAACTGAGGGCGGAACGCAGAGCACAACAAGGTCTTCCTGAGTATGGAACAGGTCGAGATCCAAAATGCAAAATATGTCGGTCTGGTAAAGAAGAACGATATATGGATGGCAGTTATTGTGGTAAGTGCAAGCTTGAACGATTAAAAGCAGCTTATGACAAGAGGAAAGCCGAGCAGGGATTGGAGCCACGTAGGAAAGGAAGAAACCCAAATTGTAAATGCGGTCGCGTTAAAGAGCATATTAACTCAGGTCTTTGTAATTTTTGTGAGGCGCATAAGAAACGCTCTTATCATGAAAAGAATAAAGATTCACTGATTTATAAGCTTAAGACTGCAGCTCGAACAACGTTAAATCGCTATATTCGCTTGGGATATTTAAATAAGAAACCGTGCGACTTATGTGGTTCTGAAATAGTAGAAGCTCATCATGATGATTATACGAAGCCTTTAGATGTAAGATGGTTATGTAGACTTCACCACGCAGAGCACCACAAAAATGAAAAGAAGTAACTTGTAACGGGAACATGGAGCTCCCTCACTTTATAAGGACATAAAATGGCTATTTCTACACCTGTAACAAATGCCCGACAGTATTATATCAATGGTCTTAATCTGGCTTTTTTGACCGGAACTACAATGACTGTCTCTGCGGGTAAATGCAGTAACTCCACAAACGTGAATGACATCAGTGTTGGTCTTCCACAGAATGTAGCGGCTACCCAAACAGGCGTTCTACCTGTGGCTGCTGGTACTGGAGCCGTCACAATCAACACTGCCGTAAATGGTGCAGGTGGATTGGACACTGGAGCTATGGCTAACAGCACATTCTATGCTGTGTACGCGATTGGTGACAGTTTTGGAAACGAACCGGGTTCTGCGTTGATTTCTGCAAACCTGACAAGTCCATTGCTGCCAGCTGGCTACGACATGTTCTTCAGGATTGGTTTCATTAAATCCAGTGGAGCAGCTGCAATTTTGGCTTTCCGTCAAGATGGTTGTGGTTTAGATCGCTGGATGTGGTATGACGCAGCCATCGCAACTGGTGTTACAGCTGGTGCATCTGCTACTTATGCTTCCGTTGACTGTAGCGCTTCCTTGCCTGCCAATACTCCGACAATGGTTAACTTCCTCTGCGTGTTCTCTCCGACTGGCACCAACGACAAACTCGTATTGGTTCCCGGAACGTCCACAGCAGCAGCTGGTTACGCCACATTGTCTGGTACGGGTGCCGCAGTAACCGGAAATCTGGTTTGCCCAACTGATTCGCCCAGTACAGATGCCGTTGACTACAAGGTCACAGGTACTGCTACAGCGATTTCTGTTGCCGCTTATCTGGATCAGCTGGCCGTTACAATCGCAGCATAAGGAATTGCCATGGCCTACACGACTTTACAGCTCATTACGGGTGCCTATTACGAATCAGGCATTGTGTCTCGTGGCTTTGAAACCGTTGGAGGCCAACAGGCAAATGATGGCTTGCAGTTCTTAAATGATCTTATTGCGGATAAGACTGTGGAAAATGGTCTTATCCCTTATTACGATGAACACAATTTCACCGCAGTAGCGGGTCAGGAAAAATATTTTATTCCAGACTTGATCAGCATTGACACCTTCGTTTTTTTTATCGACACCGTAAGGTATCAGACAGAAAATAGAGGCCGAAGAGAATACTTCGGGACGTCACGGGCTGACAATATTCAATCACTGCCCGGAAGCTGGCATATGGAGCGATGCTTTCAGGGAGCAAATCTTTACATTTATTTCAAACCCAACACGACATATCCATTGACGATATGGGGTCAATTCCGGTTGCAGCAGGTAACAATCAATCAGGATTTATCGCTGACACTGGACAGATTTTACATCAATTATCTTAAGTTCGATCTCGCAGCCAGATTATGCGCTGAATACAACTACACAGTGCCACCCGGAGTAGCAAAGGCACTCGCCAACTATGAAGATAGCATCAGTAAACGTAGTGGCCCGATGGACTTGCGATTGATCAAATTGTCCAGTTTGCAACGTAGAGGTGGCATCAATTATGGAACCGTCAATCTTGGCCATGGCTGGGTTTCATAATGATGATGACGCCGAATGGCCAACAAGTCCCGGTAACAATCGTGGGTTCAAGCATCTTTGGCCGACACCCAATCATTAGCGATGAAAGGACATACAATCTTTTCATCTCTGATAACTGGCTGCTTAATTTTGCCGGATATGAAGAAGCAGTCCATCTGGCAACTGCTGAAGGCGTAGAAGGAAGAGGATTATTTCATTCCGTAAGAGGAAATTTCTTGCTGGCTGTTTTTGGATTCAATATTTACAGAATTGACCAGAACCTTGGGTGGACATTTTTGTTTGCCATGGGAACAAATTCTGGTGAAGTTTTCATGGATGAAAATTTAAGTTCACAGATTGCTATTGTTGATGGAACTTCAACCCTTTATATTTATAATTACGCAACTGGAATTAATGCGGTACAACCTGTAAATTTCACAGGAACAGCGCAATCATTTATTCCCAATTATGTGACATACCAAAACACTCATTTTATCTTTGGAAATGGCATAGAAGATGCAAGTGGATCACAATGGTATGTGTATAAAAGCGGTTACATTCCAGCCTCACCCAGCACGGCTTATGACCTTAAATATGTTCAAACCCTTACGCTGCAAACGAAGCCTGACTTTGCAAAAGCAGCTATTCGTATTCCCAGCCATGGTAATAATTTACTGGTACTGGGAACAACAGTAGGTGAGATTTGGACGGATGTTGGTGGCCTTCAGGTTTATCAAAGACAATCCTCAATAAACATCGATTATGGAGTAGCCAGCGTATCCACCATTGCGGCCAGTGATGACATGGTGGCTTGGCTCGGAATCAACGAAAAATCATCAGCAGCCATCATGGTTATGGCAGGTGGGAAAGCCAAAAGACTGTCAACGGACGGAATCGATTATCTCCTTTCAGGCGTAACCAGACCTGACAAATCCACAGCCATGTTTTACAGGCAGGATGGGCATGTCTTTTATATCCTCACCTTCTTTGATCAAGCTGATAATTTTTCCATTATGTATGACTTCACGACTGAAAAGTTCTATGACATTACGGATTGGGACTTCACATATCACCCAGCTCGCCAGATGGCTTTTTTTAACAACAGGATTTACTTTGTTTCATTGAAACAGGGTAGCTTGATGCACATCAGTACTGACCTGACAACCATTTCAACCAATATTCAGAATCAATATGAGATTCCCAGAATCAGAAAATGTGACACATTCCGGTTGCCCGGAAGTGATCGATTCATCGTAAATCAATTCAGTTTTACCATTGAAAATGGTGTTGAACCCGGAGTGGACTTTCAGGTTGAATGCGATGGGTACATTCTGGGAGAAGTCAGCAGCGATATCATGTATTCCGAAGATGACTTGCCATTACTGATTGAAGGTGGAAGTTGTCAGATTTATCGACCAAGAGTTGATGTGAATTGTTCGAAAAATGGTGGTGAAACTTATGGCAACACCGTCCCTTACTTTATGCACGCATCAGGTCATTATAAAAATCAACCACGTTTTCATCAATTGGGAGAAGCAAATCAGTTCACAATTCAGATGAGATTTTGGGGTTTTGGTGCGGTGGTAATTGCTGATGGCGTATTGGAGGTGAGGCAATGATTATTCCAACATTTCAGAATGGAAAGTTTGTGGAGCAGGATGGCTTCCTTACAAGCCAGATGCAGATGTATAATGACGAATTGAACAACATTTTACGCAATGGTTTGAGCAATAATGGATGGACGGTTCCAGAAGTAACTTCTGTTCAGCTTGCGGCAATTCTGGCGTTGCCTTTAGACCAACAATTGCCAAATGGTACAATGTGGTATGTGAGCGATAAGCCGCCATTAACACCATATAATGAACTTGTGATGAAAATGGATGATGGCTCTGGTGTGACCAGTACATTATACAAGTTCACAAAATCAGCTTACCCATAAGGATATGAGATGAGCATTTTAAGCAAAATTTTTGGTGGTGGCGGTCAAAAATCCAATCCTATGGGTGATGCCAATCAATTTTTGAATCAGATTCCGGGTGTTGCTCATCAGGGATATGATCCCTATGTCAACACAGGATTGGATGCCACCAACAAAACAAAATGGCAATACGAAAGCCTGATGAATGACCCTATTGCGTTCATCAATAAGCTCATGGAAGGATATAAGCCTTCAGAAGGTTATAACTTTCAGAAAGACCAATTGACAAAAGAAATGGGTAACACCGCAGCTGCTGGGGGAATCGCAGGGACTCCCTTGGATCAGATGAATCAGGCTGAAGGTATTCAGGGTCTTCTTTCCAAAGACATGCAGCAATTTCTCCAGAATGTTCTTGGGGTATTTAACACAGGACTGGGTGGCGAAGAGGGCATTGCTGGAAGAGGATTTGATGCCTCAAAGTACCTGACAGATGCCCTTGGTGGTGCGTTGAACCAACAGGGTGGCTTGGCCTTCCAAAATGCCCAGCAAAACAACTCTGACAAAAATTCATGGTACAAAGGTTTAGCGAAAGCTTTAGGAGCCGGCGCTGGAGCTGTATTTGGTGGCGTACCGGGTGCCAAGGTTGGCAGCAGCATATTTGGGTGATGACATGGCCATTAACTTTACAGATTTTTCCAAAGCCAAAATACTGGATTCTCCAGCGGAATCCTTTTTTGAAAATGTTCTGAAAGGCTATAAAATTTCGCAAGAGCCTGGAAAGATGGCTGATGAAAAAAAACAGCGTGAATTAGTGAATTCTTTAAAAGAGAAGGCACTTGCGCATAAAGATAAAGAATATTCCCTTTCAGATGCCTTAAAAGAAGCTCAAATAAATAAAGCCAATCAGCCTACAGGGTTGAAAGGAGCTTTGGCTGCTGCATTTCAATTACGCAATAATTTAAATCCTGATGACCCCAATTATCAGAAAGACTTCAGTGCTATTAATAATTACATAACGAACCTGGGAAGCAAAAATGGAATGGTTCCTCAGACTGCTCCAGGTGAAGGAATAAAAATCAATTTGCCAGAAGGCAAACAAGGCTATGTTCCAGGCTTAGGAAAATTAAAGCCCGGTTGGCAAGCGGTTAAAGATGCAGAAGGAAATGATATTGGTGTTAATGTTCCCATGTCAGACAAACAAGTGGATCAATGGAAAGCCAAAGAAAAATTTGATGTGATCTATCCTTTCCTTAATCAATCTTTAGGAGAATATTCTGGTAAAGGAAGTTGGGAGCGGTTTGTTAATGACGCCAAAAATTATAATACTGATGCAAAAGCAAAGCAAAGAATAGATAATTTTTACGCTGCCAAAAGTCTTCTTTCTATTGGTTCTACTACTGAAAATGCGCGTATTGGAGGTCATGCTACCAACGTTCAATTAAGGGAATTGAAAAACACTTTAGATAAGTCTGAAGTTCATCAAAAACTTGAGAAAGGATCAGGATTTGTTTTACCAAAACAATATGCTAAAAATTCTGGAGATATTTTCAAAAATTATCTGGATAAAGTTGAAAATACAGCTAAAACCAATATCCCAGCATACGAATTTAGAGCACTCAATCCTGAGAAAAATGATAATTCTGTAGCACAAGGTAGTTCTCAAAATGAAAATCCAGAAATAATTTCTGAAGGAAATGGGTTCGCTACCATAAAAAATGGGAATAAAATTCTCAAGATACCAACAAACTTGGTTGATCGATACATGATTGAACATTCCAAGCCTGAACTTGGAGATGATTATGGCCGATGATAAAATTGATTGGTCACAATTTGAGGTAAATGATAAAGACTCAAACAATATTGACTGGTCGAAATTTGAAGAAAAAAATCAGAATCCACAATCAAATTTTAAAAGTGACGATGAAGATGAACCTTTTCCAGTCCCTAGACAAACCGGATTTAAAGGACTGGCAGAAGATGCAACAGAAATGCTGCGTGGGGCTTTAAAGTCCGGAAAAGGATTTATAAAAGACCTTCCTTCTAACCTTGAGAAAAGTGGCAAATATGCAGAGGAACATCCAGTAAAATCTATCTTTCATAATCTGGGACAAGTTCTGGCTGGTGGTGCAGAAGCAACAAAAGATATTTTAAATCTTCCTCATAAAGGCTTGGCAGAGTTGGGGCGCAAGGAACTCATTCCTGAATGGTTAGCTGCATACAATGAAATGCCTTGGACACATATTCCTGAAGACACCGGCATTCAAAGTATATTGGGTTTAAATCCTGACCCAGAAAAAGGTGACGCTATTCCACGGGCAGTCGGATCTTTAATTGCGCCCAGCGTTGTGGGCAAGATATCAAAAGCAGCTCCAAATGTTTTAAAACCTGCTCCAGATTTAAAGCAAGCTATTCGAGATACGCAAGCAAAAGTAAACCTTGCAACAGAAAATACTGGAAAGATTTTTGATAAAATTGAAGAAGCCGTTAAAGAAAGAGGCATATCCAAAGTTCCCGTGGATAAAAAATTAATAAAACAAGCTGAATCATTCCTATCTGACACTCAGGCAAATAAGGATTTAATCCAACTTGCAAATAAAGGTGATTATAAAGCATTGCGTGCTCTTCAAAGTGATTTAAGAAAGCGAGCAGAAAAAGCCATGTCTTCCGGCCTTGAGGCAGAATATAGGCGAGGTGAAAAAATTGTTGAAACGAGAGACAAACTTAATGAATCCATTGCGAATCATCTGGAAGGAACAGGCCATAAAGACTTGGCAAAAGATTTGAATAAAGCCAGAAATGATTATCGTGATATTCAGCAAACTTATTTTTCAAGTCCTCAACTTGCCAAAGTTTTTGGAAAAAGTCAGGTTGTTCCTAAAAATCCTAAGACATTACTTTCAACAGAAAGTACTGAAATGAAAAAATTTATGTCAGCTCATCCCGAGGTTCAGGAAATATTGAAAAAATCCTTATCTCATGAAAAGAAAATGAAGCTTTTAAAACATGCTCTCAGTATTGCTGGCATTGGAACAACAGCGGAAATTGCAAGAGAAATATTTACAGGAAGGCACCAATAAAAACGCATGGTGCCAATATTTTATTCATAATATGTTATACTGTATTTTTTTTGTGGAGGATAACATGTTTTGGATGATTGTTTTTGTGTTTTTTTGTTGCTGGCTTTATGTTAAATGTGACACTGAATAAGAATAATAATTTAGTTTCTGCAAAAAGGATTTTGCTATGGCTATACCTATTGATCCACATTATATTCCGGCATTTAGTATAGAAGATGTACTACTTGATAAAGATACTGGCGCACCTTTAACAGGTGGGTTGGTGTACTTTTATGAAGACGACCAGCGTGGCGTATTAAAACCTGTTTATCAGATTACTGGTACTTCACCCAATTACACCTTTGCAGAGCTTCCCAATCCTATCACCTTGAGTGCTATTGGAACCTTTGAAGATGCGCTGGACAATCCGGTTATCCCTTATTTCTATCCATACGATGCAGCTGGTAACGTTGAGCTTTACTACATTGTTGTGACAAGTTCCACGGACGTTCCACAGTTCACTCGTCAGGCACAGCCTTTCATTGAAGGGGCTGGAAGCAGCAGTGAAGTTTCTGAAGTCATTTCAAATGAGCTTTCCAACCCTCAATTTGCTCAAGTGTTGTTCGACACGACAGCTCCATTCGTGCTGTCATTCAATGCGGTTTCTGATGAAGTAGTATCGATTGCTCCAGACTGGGATTTGATTGTAACTTCTCCAGCCGTGGGTACTGTTACGCTGAACCAGATTGCACCGACTGGCTCTTTAAATGTTGTCTCCAATCCAGCCACGATTTTAAACATTACTTCATCTGGCATTACAAGCCTTAAATTACGCCAGAGGATTTATGGTTCACCCAATCTGTGGGGGTCAGGATATATTTCAGCCACCTTTGTAGCCAAAACATACAGTGGTACGGCACCAAACCTGAATCTGTTTTACAGCCAATCCGATGGAACGGTCGTTGATCAATTGTTATTGTCGGCTTCCCTGCTGGCATCAGGCTCTTATGCTGCTTATTCTGGAAGTGCGCTGATTCCAGTATCCACCAATCCAGATACTTTCCCAGACGCTTATATAGACATTTATTTCGATCTGCCATTGAGTATCGAAATCGACATAACAAGTGTGATGGTTGCCAAAACTGGAACAGTGAGTATTGATGACATCTTTTATGATCAAGAGTCGTATGAGAGACAGATTGATCACCTTTTCCATTATTACAAACCTCAACTGGAATATAAGCCAATTCCAAGCTATCTGGTTGGTTGGGATTTCATAATGAATCCGGGTCAATTGGCAGGTAAAACGATTGCCGCCAAAGCTACTGGAGCCAATACTGGATGGTATGCGTGGGATCAAACGATTGTATTTCAGACTGTTAATAGCAGTATTAACGTGGCTCCAGCAGCTAACAGTGGTGCATTTGCGATGGGTTTTGACCTGACGGGACAGGGTGCCATCATTCAATACCTAGGGAGACCACAGGCTATTGAGATTTTGTTAAATCGGATTTGTTCCATGATTAACTGCGCAGGTTCCGTGGCAACCAAAATTACAATCACGCTGTGGTATACAACGAATACAACTCTTCCAAAATTGGAAACACAGACGATTCCTGTCACATATCCCGGAGCCATGTTCTTCACAGGACTTGATGCCAATGGAGTCCCTTCAGGAGTAATTGCCAACTGGTTCAAAGTTCCCCGAGAAAATCAGCTGGGAGATGCTCATTTTACAACAACGGTCGGTTATCAAGACCATACTTTCAGTGGATGGAATCTTGATGATGAAACTATTGCAGGAACAGCTCGTTTCTTCGCTATCGTTGTTGGGACAGCTTCAGTGCCTACTCCACAGACTGTGGCGTTCAAATACATATCCTTGAATGCAGGTGATATTCCTACAAAACCTGCTCCACAGACTGAGGATGAGGTATTGAGAGAGTGTCAATACTATTATGAGCCGTCCGGCTTTTACGCTGAAGAAATGCTGATCAATCCTTCGCCGTATCTTACAGCAGCAGGAACAACGATGACGTTGATTCCAAGGATTTTCACAGTTGATTATCAGACCAAAAGAACAAGCTCTCCTTATGTGCTGTTGTATTCCCCAATATCAGGAACTCCTGCAATGGTAAATGGCGTTATCTTCAACGGAGCTTCAGTGCAAATAAATGCTGACATTGGGATAGGAAATTGGAGCCAGCAAGACTTGACTTCAAAATCTGTGGTCTATGAGCCAGCCAATACCACTCCCAGATGCAGCTTCTTGGTGGGAGCCGCTGCCAACTTTCCAGAGGCGTTTATTACTTATCAAGCCATTACAGACGCAAGGCTTGGAGTTGTGGATTAAAATTGAACAATAATTTAAGGATGAATTATGACAACGCAATACAAATTACAGAAGGATGTGGCTGGGTATAATGGTTTTGGACTGCCTCCCTGTGACCAGAAATTCAGCGCCAGTCTGGCCATTACCACTGATACCACATTAACGGTTCCTTCATCCGGTGCCATGGGTGCTCCATTGAATCAGGTAAATCGCTTTCTGGCCGTCATTCAGGTGGAAGCCAATTTGTCTGTATGGTGCGCTGTGAATGCCACAGCTGCGGTTCCTGCTGGATCAACGTTTGCAGCAACGACATCGGACTTGATTATCGGTGGAGAATATTATGCCATCGAAGTGAAAGCTGCTGACGTCCTTCACTTTCTGGCACCTACAGCTGGCACCGATATTATGGTTAAATTTTACGCTTTACCTGCCAGTTAAGCGATTCATAAATCACAAGGAGTGTGGTTATGGCATTAGTACCCGATCAGAAATTCAGTACCTTCGTGAACGGAGGCGACTTGCAGGTTGACGATATTATCGTTGGGTTGCGGGGAGGGCTGAACACAAAATTCAATTACACTGGAGAATTGCCTCCCGGAGTAGTCGTTCCTATCATCAATGGAGGTACTGGTGCCACGACTGCGACTCAGGCACGCATCAATCTGGGTTTAGGCACTATAGCCGTACAGAATGCCAGTGCAGTCGCCATTACTGGAGGCACTATTTCAGGGGTCGCCATAACAGCTTCTTCAGCTGCCTTGACATCAGGTTCCGTGACCGCGGCTCCCTCCGCTGGTACAGACATTACCAATAAGACTTATGTCGATGGACTGGACTCAGGAAACGTCAAGAGTGTAAGTGGAACCTCGAACCGGATTACCTCAACAGGTGGGCAAAACCCGGTTATAGATATCTCTGCCAGTTATGTCGGCCAGTCATCCATAACCACCCTCGGCACAATCGTCACAGGCGTCTGGAATGCTACAGCAATCGACTTGGCCACCTACGTCACGGGAAATCTGGCGGTAAGCCATTTGAATTCTGGCACCAGTGCTTCCGCTTCAACCTTCTGGAGAGGGGACGGTTCTTGGGCAGTTCCAGCGGGAACGGGGGTCACTTCCGTCAGCGGTACGGCAGATCGAATCACTTCAACAGGTGGAACAACGCCCGTGATTGATATAGCCGCAACTTATGTTGGTCAGACCTCAATAACCACCTTGGGAACCATTGCAACTGGAACATGGCAAGGAACAGTTCTGGGATCAACTTACGGGGGGACAGGAGTTAATAATGGGGCTTCTACAATAACCTTGGGTGGAAGTCTGACCACATCAGGAGCATTCGCCAGTACATTTACGATGACGGGTATCACTGGAGTGACCTTTCCAACATCAGGAACGCTAGCCACAACCAGTCAATTGCCAACTCCTGCCGCTCTTACCAGAACAAATGATACGAATGTAACGCTTACGTTGGGTGGAACGCCAACAACTGCTTTATTGCAAGCAACCAGTATCACAGTCGGTTGGTCAGGAACCTTAGCTGAAACACGCGGTGGTACGGCACAATCCACATACACCACTGGCGATATTTTATACAGTTCGGCTGCAAATACATTGGCAAAATTGGCTGGAAATATAACCACAACCAAACAATATTTGTCACAAACCGGAAGTGGGGCGGCTTCAGCAGCTCCAGTATGGGCAACGATTGCTGGAACTGACATTACTGGTGAGGCATTAACCAAGTCTGACGATACCAACGTTACGCTGACGCTGGGAGGAACTCCGACTACTGCTTTGCTTCGGGCTACATCCATTACTGTTGGATGGACTGGAACGCTGGGTGTAACACGCGGAGGAACGGGACTTGGGTCTTTCAGTCAGGGCGATCTGTTATACGCAAGTGCGGCCAACACGCTCTCTGCTTTGGCTAAAGATGCAAATGCTACCCGGTATCTTTCAAATACAGGAACTACCAATAACCCCGCATGGGCGCAAGTCAATCTTGCCAATGGTGTTACAGGAAACCTGCCTGTTACCAATTTGAATAGCGGCACCAGTGCTTCCAGTTCGACTTATTGGCGTGGTGACGGAACTTGGGCAAGTCCTGCGACCTCAAGCGGTGGACTGAAAAGCTTTCAGATATTCACCACTGGAACAGCTGCCACTTATACCCGTCCTGCTGGCATCACATCCATTTTGGTGGAAGTGGTGGGTGGAGGTGGTGCTGGAGGGAGTGCAACTGGAGGTGGCGCATCGTTATCCTGCGGAAGTGGTGGTGGCGGTGGTGGCTATGCCCGACTTTGGGTGGCATCAGCTTCTTCGACTTACACTTATACCGTAGGTGCTGGCGGGACAGCCGGGGCTGGTGGCAATAACGCAGGAAATGCTGGCGGCACAACGACATTCAGTGCGTCTTCTTTGCAAGCAACAGGAGGAAGTGGTGGGTCAGGTGCTCCGGCAATTTCCGCATCTGGCATTCAGGCCAACGGTGGTGCAGGTGGGGTAGGCTCAAACGGTGATTTCAACTGTAAAGGTGGCGCAGGAAGTTGGGGATTAGTTATTTCCGCAGGTGGTGCTATTACCGGAAGAGGTGGCGATGCGGCTATTTATGGCGGTGGGGCGGCTGCTGTAGGTGCTAACAATACGACAGGCGTCGCTGGTGGTAACTACGGTGGCGGTGGTTCTGGTGGCTTGGCCTCAACAGCCAACCAAGTAGGTGGTGTGGGTGCAGGGGGCTTGATCGTAGTCTGGGAATTTGCATAAAAACTTTAACTTAAGGATGAGGAAAATAAAATGGGAATTATCAATATTACACCGGGGCAAACAGGTTTGGTTGGAGTTTTACCTAGTGTTGCTTACATCAATACAGATGATACCGTTGCTGAAGTCACGACAACCGGTTATCTGAATAAAGAAGTCGCCAATGGATTGCAAATTTCATTGCCCTGCATTGCAGCGGTGAGCACCAAAGCCACACCAACATCGGTTCCACAGGTTGGATGGTATGAAGTCCAGCACATCGGTTCCAATTGGTCTTTGGATGCCGGATCAAACACAGGCATCGCGCTGACCGATGGGCATATCTTCGTAGGTAACGCCAGTAACGTGGCAGCCGATGTGGCTATGAGTGGTGACATCTCTATCACGAATGCTGGGGTTACAGCGATTGTAGCTGGAGTCATTGTCAATGCAGACATCAATGCCGCAGCGGCTATTGCCTTCAGCAAACTGGCAGCGTTGCCTTCTGCACAGATATTGGTCGGCAGTGCTGGTAATGTACCTACAGCTGTCGCAATGACCGGCGATGTAACTATTTCCAACACCGGCGTTACCTCGATTGCCGCTTTGTCTATTGTGAATGCGGATATCAGCGCGACAGCTGCCATTGATTTTTCCAAGCTTGCAGCACTTACTTCCGGGAATATTTTGGTTGGTTCGGTGGGTACAGTGCCTACCTCTGTAGCTATGTCTGGGGATGCTACAATTATTGCATCAGGTGCGCTGACAATTGCCAACGATGCCATAACCACGGTCAAGATATTGAATGCCAACGTGACCTTAGCTAAATTGGCATCTGGGATTACTCCAAGTCATGTTATCAAGTTTGCCAATCAGGTGACGACAGTTGGTGGTGCGGCTACAGAAGCATTTACAGTCACTGGAGCAGCAGCTGCAACGGATAGAGCCTTCGTTCAGGTGGTCAATAATGGAACTGGCAACGTAACTGTATTAGAGGCTGTTGTAACTGATAACACTCTTACGATAACATTCAGTGCTGATCCACAGAATGATACTGTATTTAATTATCAGTTGATCAGAGTTGCATCTTAATTTAATAAGGATATTAAATGAACTTAGAACAATTGCAAGCAAGATCAAATGAATTGCAAAATGCTTTGGTTAATACCACACAGCAAATGTATGTGATTCAAGGTCATAAACAGGAAGTTGATTATCAGATTCACCTTTTAAATGAAATTGAGTCTGAAAAAGTAAGGGCAGCCGCTGCGGAAGCTCTTGCCAGTCAAACGGAATCGCCTGTACAATAGACTTTAAAATGGCTTGTGCTTTCTTTTGTGGACTGTCCTCTACATTCTTTGTCGCAAGCCATTTCCATTATTTTTATAAGGATTTAAAGTGGAAATTAAATTAGCAGAAGCATTACTGCGCAGAAAAGAATTGTCTGAAAAAATCAATGTTCTGCGTCATTTTAAAGATAACCAGTTATTTTATCAGGTTCGTGGACAACGGGTTCCAGTAGAGAAAGGCTTTGAAGACCTGAACATGGACATTCCAAAGCTTACAGCTTCACAGGTCACAGCTGAATATGATTTTTGTGCCAAACAACTACGTCTTGTTGACGCATTAATCCAGCAAGCCAACTGGACAACGATCCTTGAAGTTGACCCAATGGTTATGGACACTTACAAAGCTTAACACCGATTTTAGATAGCTGGATGGTATGGGAAAGGCCGCTGTGAGCCTTAATCACAAGCAGCAGGACTGTTGCGTTGCCAGAGCATGTCTGTAACATGTATCTTAAATTGAAGCCAAATGGCAAGGCATCTCACTTTTAATGAGACGGTAGCAATACCTAAAGGGTTCGATTCCCTTCTTACTGAACTTGAATTCCGACTATTTGAACATTTAAGATCCTAAGTTCCGAATGACCGATTAACGCCGAATTAAGCGGCCTTAAAATCCGATTTCCGAATAACATCATTCCGACTTACCAACCCATTGTTCAGCTATCCTTTCCTTCTTTTCAATCAATGTTATAATGATATTGATATCTGTGGTCTCCACACACTTCCCTCCTGACGTGCCTACATTTCCGCAGATATCACCATCAGGATTCATCATGGGAAAATTAAGCCAAGGATTGGTATTAATGACATGCTCAACACTCACCCCTCTTTTTCTCTGTGGATGCAATTATTTTCATTTTGATTACTTCAACCAATGCATGAGTTCCATTCTGGAACATGAGGGTGGTTTATCGAAAGATAAACGTGATCCGGGCGGCATAACCCAGTGGGGTATTTCTCTACGTTATCTCAAAAGTATTGGATATGACGTTAATGGTGATGGTGAAATTACTGAAGAAGATATCATTGCTTTACCCAAAGATGGTGCTATTAAAATTTACCGAAAATTCTGGTGGGACAAGTATTATTATACCAACTTTAATGAGCTTAAAGTCGTTGAAAAAGTATTCGATTTGGCTGTGAATATGGGTGGTTATGGTGCTCATAAACTATTACAAATTGCGATCAATAATCTTCAGGATTCACCCATAAAAATGGATGGGAAACTGGGGGTACAAACATTCGCTGCTGCCAATAAACTTAATGCTGATAAACTACGGCAGGAATTAAGGGTTTGTGCTGAAAAAAGGTACAATGAAATTTTAGAAAAAAATCCAGAAATGGAATGGGCGAGGAAGGGATGGATGAATCGGGCACGATGGTAAAAATGTGGAATGAATATTTGCCTTGGCCACCCAGTATAAATCATTACTGGCGACATGGAAAGAATGGACATTACATCAGTGCTGAGGGTCGGGCATATCGTGAAAATGTTTTTTACTTATGTCGTAGTACTCGTGGTTTTTTCACCAAAGATGAAAGACTTTCCGTCTATATAATGGCTTCTCCACCTGACCGAAGAAGAAGAGACTTGGACAATGTGCTGAAAAGCTTGCTCGATGCTCTCCAGCACGCAGGAATTTACCCTGATGACTGTCAAATAGACCGTCTTTATATCGCAAGAACTCCTGATATTGATAGTAGGGTTTTTGTCTCTATTTCACCCTGTTAATTTTACCAGGGAATATCATCATCGACAAAGGCTGCATCGGATTCAACTTTCTGTGCGGGAGCAGCTGGTTTCAGTTCTTTCGATTTTGGAAACAACTTGATATCATGGCCAATCACTATAGAGCGCGTCTTTTCCTGACCATCCTGCCCTTTGTACTTTTGATTGTCGATTTCACCCTGAATAAGAATCAAATCACCCACACCGACATATTTTTCTGCAATCTCAGCAAGTCGTGAAAAAACAGTCACATTATGCCACGTCACTTTCTCTTGTTTCTCACCATTTTTTTCATATTTTTTTGAAGTAACGAGACTCAAATTTACAAGTTTTATTCCAGTGGTGGTTGTTTTGCTGTCAATCTTTCCAACTCGACCCAAAAGGGTAGCCTGATTCATCATGATAATATCCTTATAATTTACTTAAATGTTCTATAAAATGTCTGGCGCAATCATCAGATAATTCTTCAACAAACTGCACCTCATAGTAAAGCAATGCTTTTGTCAGTCGGTCTTCAGCAAACTGTTTCTCAGCGATAAGTCGTTTAATTTTAGAATATAATTCAGTCGGCGTTTCTCCATCTTCGACCACTTCTCCAGCGATTTCGTTGTTGTCTGTTTTTGCATAATTATCGCTATCCTCAGCGTTCGCCAGTTGTCCATCAGTTTCTTCAGCATCATTGCTTCCTTTTTTGTTTAAATAATCCTTTTTTAACAATTCCGTTCTGGACATGGATTTGCTATCAACAATCTTATATTCCGCATCAATATAATCTTCAACTTCTTCACGAGGTTTGATTCCCTTCAAAGCATCTGGAAAGGCATCACGCAATGAAAAGCCTCTGGCACGAAGCTTAAGCATTCTTTCAGGATATTGAGTCCATGGACCAGGCTTACCCAGCAATCCCGCTTTCTTTGCCATATCGAGTGTAAATTCATTGATTTTTGGAGCTTTTCCTTTCCTTCGGACAGTACAGACATACCCTATAATCCGATCATCTTGAGTGCGAATCGGAGCTTCACTCATGTCTTCAAAGTCTTTGTGAGCCATGCATAGTGCCAGCATGTCATCGCCCCACATCGCAGGTTTGCCATTAATGACCGCTACACATTGCATGGATTGCTCTGGAGTAAGTCCAACCTGATAACCCATAGCCCAGCAGATAAAAAGGTCTTGTGGCTTGCCCCGGAAGCCTTTGGGCACCAATTCAGATGACGCCAACTGTCCTGCAAGCTTCATGTAATGCGGTGCCAAGTCTTTTGAGAATAGGCTATCATCAAGGCGCGATGGTTTTACATATGATTCCTTTACTTCCTGTAAAGATTGCATGATTTCCCTTATTTAATATTAAAAACTCTGGTTCCTTTTTTATTGGCTTTCCATGTTGCCATGATTTCACCTTCCTGCCCCATCAGGTATTCAGCATTTCCCATATGACTCATGAGATGCATTTTGAATTTATCTTCAGTTTCTGCAAGTTCTTTTAGCTTCATTTTGACATTCATTAATTCAGCCAATGCATTGGATGTTTTGAATGTGGAATGGCTGATTTTTTCAGGAGAAGGAGTAGGAAATTTAAGGCGACAATCGGAAGTATTTATTGGGTCTGGTTCAATGCGATTTTGTATGCAATTCCAGAAATCAATATCCGCTTGAATAATCAGGTCTTCAAGTGCTTTATCTCGCTCATAAATGAATTGCTTGTATTCCATGCCACCAATGAGTACAGCGCAATACCCGCGGCTGGCATTTGTAATGGCACATTGTTTGGCAATCTGAATCAGGTAAACAAGCGGAATCCCGTCACTGGAAGCCATATCCCATTCTTTTCGCTGGAAGCTGTTTGCTGATTTGGCTTCAACAATGGCATGTTCTGAAGCAATCCAACCGTCCAGATTAGCGAATATAAAAGGATGATCAGGGTGATAGACTGTATCAGGAAAACTAACATCAACATTGTTTTCTTCAGAAAACCGTTTAATGATGAGAGGCTCAAGAGCGTTTCCCCAATATTGCTGTTCAGTAAGTTCTTCATCCGGTGAAACCACTCCTGTTTTTTCCAGATATAGTTGATATGGGGTCTTGTAACTGGAATATCCCATAATTATTGGCGTATCAGACGCACCTATCCCTTCGTGCCTCTTGGCTCGTTGCTCATCCGTTAGCATAATTTCCTCCATGGAAAACAGTACTTTAAATTAAATTAGTCTTTAAATCAATGTAGAATTAAAGTCTACTTTAGAATACAATAGGTTAATATTTGCACGAGGAATTTATTATGACTATTGACGAGGTTGAGCAATGGTTTGGTAATTTACATCAATGCTGCCTTATGATGAAAATTGCCTCATCCAACATGACAAGCTGGAAGAAGCAGGGATATATTCCCTTAAAACAGCAATTCAAAATAGCTTCGTTTACCGAAGGTGAACTCATGCCTGACGATATTGATCCATTTTATGTTTTATTGGAAAGAAGGAGAAAAAATGAGTCTGACAGAAAGAATCAAGGAGTCAATTGAGAAAGAGATTGACAAGAGCCGTGAGCGATTCATGAAATCCATCTCAACCGATGAAAATGCGGACTATAGACGTGGTTTTTTGGCTGGTGAATTGTTTTCAAGACTGCATTTTAAATGTGCTTTCAGAGAGTTAGTGGATGCGCAGAAAGAATAAAACAGATATAGTAGGGTAAAAAAGGGCATCCTGCCCTACAACTGGCTTAACGCAATTAATGACTTGCCGGTCTTGCGTTTTGAATCCTTACTTAACACTAACAAACAAGATGCGCTCTTCTTTCGCAGGTCGGGCACACAACATGTCGAGGTAATTGTATCATGTCCACTTCTCAAAATGAAACAACTTTAAACATTAAATCTGTTGGTCAACGCTGGATCGGTATTGAAGAAAATATTTTAGAAGCTTTAACGATTCATTCTTATGTTGTTTATTCTGCTCTCCGCTTCCTTGCTGATTATGGCAAAGATGACGCAATTTTAAAATTAACTTCCAAAACTGTTTATACAAAAGCAAAGATTTCTCGCGCCCAATATTTTAAATGCATCAATGAACTCGAACAAAATGGCTTAGTTTTACGCGATTCACGTGCTCTAATTGGAGGCAATGCGATCATTCATGTGGCAAAACATTTGAATTATTTTACGCCTCAAATTTGTTCCGAATTGTTAAATAATGAAACACCCGTATCTGATGTAGACGGGTCAGTACACCATGTGGATACCTTAATCAGTAATTCTTTCAAGAATAAAGATAATACTATTAGCGAATTTGACAATTCGCCAGTAACAGCACGAATACAAAAACCTCAAAAACCAAAACCAAAAAAACAGTCGCCAGTGGAGCTACGCGAACTGATTGAGGTTTACAGGCAGACATTCCCGGATAATCCTCAACCACATAAAACGCTTATATCGACGAGCCTCCAAAGAACCTTATCGTCACTTGTGCAGCATTGGCCTCGAATTGACCCAAATGGCAATCCCATTACGGTTGCAGCCTTCAGAAATTACCTTTCAATGCTCAAATCCAACGCCCCAAAGTTTTCTTTGGGTGAATACCTGACCCCAGATGGCAATAAAAAGAAAAATAACCTTGAAACATTTGCCCGGTTCAATACCGTGGTCAAATTCCTGGAGAACGCTTACTCATGAATGATATTATCCAATCCTTTCAGCTTGAACTTCGTGTTCTTGAAAACTTGATGCACTTTGGGGAACATTCTTCCCGAAAGGTTCAGGAAGCTATGCTGAAACTAACCACGGATTGCTTTTACAACCCCACAAATGCCCAATTTTTTGGACTGATTAAAAAATGTTTTATGAAGGAGGAAGGGTTCAATTTTGTTGATATGCTTGTTATTATTCCATCCGAAGATTTGACACTGCATGATGTTCTTGCTGGTTTAGTCGATAATTATCGTTTGTACCATACTGGAGAAGGTAGCTTTGAATCTGATGTTGACAAGCTTTTAACCCTTTCCACTCTTCGAAAACAAATACAAATTGCTGAAGGCATGATCGTACAAGTAAAAAATTGTACTATTCCTGCTGATGCCCAAAAGATTTTAATGGATGATTTAAATTTGATAACCGCATTGAATACCCAAGAATCGAAGCAGGGAATCAGCAATTTTGAACTGGCTGATGAATATTTTGAAGGCAATCTACAGAAAGATTTGATTATTCCAACCTCCTGCGAGCAGCTTAACGAAGCTCTTGGAGGGGGTATAATGAGTAAAAGCCTGATAACGATCGCAGCTGGGGCTGGCGTAGGCAAAACCGGATTTGCTATTTTCCTTCTGGATTGTATTGCGCGAATGCAACCTGATACGCAAAGTTTATTTTTTTCTTTGGAAATGGAAGCAAAACATATCTGGACAAGGCATGTTGGAATCTGTGGTCAAATGCTCTTTGAGGATATGTTTCATAGCGATATCACCAACTCGGTAGCCAGATCTCTTGAAGTCCCAATAAAAATCTATGATGCGGAAAATTGTAAATCTTCCGCTGACATTGATTTCATCCTGACAACTGCCCGATTGAAAGCGATGGAAAAAAAGATTTCTGTCATTGTGGTTGACTATCTTGGGCTGGTTGAAAATCATGGAAACTTTGAGCGCAATGATTTACGGCAAGCGGACATCACCAGCAAACTGGCGCGAATCGCGATTGAGTTGGATTGTATTGTGATTGCTTTGTCCCAGATTAACCGTGGAGCTTCCGCACGAGCGAGTGATGATCGCTGCCCATACCCGCACGATGCAGCGGATAGCTCAGGTAGTCACCGTTCCAGTACTCTTTGGCTGGGAGTCGATAGACCGGAACTTTATCAAACTGACCCATGTTATCGAAACCAGTTTGTTATTAAATGCCGCAAAAATCGTTTCGGTGGTATTTTTGAACTTGCTTTAGCGTTTAATAACGGCACATTTGCAACCGTTCATGAAGGATTCTTTAAAAAACCTTTTGCAAAGACCCCAATTGACCTTGAGAAAGCTATATTTTACCCAGATAGTTAAACGATCTCAATATTTTAATACGGTTATCTAGGGTAAAAAATAAAACCCCTTAAAACGCAAATATGAAGCTTTTAAGGGGATGGATTAAAACTCTGGAAACATTAAAGGTAATTTTGATTCAAGGGATTGAAGGCCAATATCAGATTTTGGTTGCTTTCTTGCTTTCTGACTGACAATGCTGGAATGAAAATCACGCAAAGACTTTAAGCGCAAGCAACGATAACCGCGATCTTTCACTTGAACGCAAAACATGCATGGTTCAGGGATGGTATCGCGATCGTGCCCGTGTGAAGTGAGATAATTTATTTCTTCCTGAACTTGGGTTTTTAACAAGTCCAGATATTTCCGTTCAAATTCAGTCATGACTGGCCACCATGTCATCAATGAAATTGTTCAGCCTTCTTTGAATTTCCAGCATATCCGTTTTAGCGTCATTATCCTCTGCGTTGGCAGAATGATAAATAACCTCATGCATGGTCGAAAGCAAAAACGCTGCCAGAGTCGCGAATAGTCCACCGACTGCCCATTGGATATCTGATTGTTTTTCCCCGTAAGCGGTCAAACTCTTTTTGAGGTTATGCAATGACCCCATGGAATAATCCAGAGCTGATAAAATTTGTCTTTTTTGTCCAGAATCTTGAGCCATTTATTTTTCGTCCTTAAAATCGGGTATGTTTTTTTGCAGTGCCACTACCGCACTGCGCAAAGCCTGAATTTGAATATCTGCAACATGAGCCGGGAAAATGTCAACAATCTTGCCTGGCGTCACATAATAACCTTTGTTATCATGACTTTTCAAAGACAAGCTTAATGTTATGTGCATTAACACATGCGCGAGCGTGCTTTTTATGTTTTCAAGGTCTGGATGAATTTCGCCTTTTGTTTCATCCAGAAATTTTTGTAAAAAATTATGTATTTCGTTCTGTGTCATTGTTATCTGTCCTTACAATGAATAATTCATAAATATTAATTTTTAATGCCAAGGCTATTTTTTCTACATTGTGCATACATATATTTCTTTGTCCTCTTTCAATTGCTCCCATATAACTGCGATCAATACCAGCATGTTTCGCAAAGCTTTCTTGAGAAAAGCCTTGCATTGCTCTTAAAGATCGAATGTTATTACCCAGGCATTTAAGAATGTTTTCCTTCACTTTTCATAACTCCATTGGTATTTTCTGCCAGATTTCTTGCAATGCTGGCAAACTAGCTCGAACCATGAAAAATGAAATACCACACTTTTTTGCTGGCAATGCGGACAATGTATTTCTTTGCCGTTGACCGCTGCGCGTGTGTAACGATTAACTTTTACAAGAGCCATGTTCAATCCCGTACAGTATTTTAAAAAAACTTGAAAGCTTTGCCCACGGCTGCGAGCAAGCCTGTGATTGCAATCCCATACAAGCCAAATATGCAACCCAACATCCAATGAAAGTGTGAATCGACCTTTTGTTCAATGCGAATCAAAGCTTGTTCAAAGGTGCTGTTTTTTTGTTTTAACAACGCAACATCGAGTTGATCTTGCGTGTAAGTATTGTTTTGTGACATTTTTATGATCCAAAATATTTAAAAAGGCATGGAATGATAACGCCAGTAATCGCGATCATGATCAAAGCATTGAGTTTGCGATTGGTTGCAGAGTTTTTGTATTCCCCGATTCTAATACGCAATTCATGTTCGATATAAGCTTCTTTGTCCTTCAGTAGTTCAATATTTGAGCTAGTCATGATTCAACCCCACATTTTGTGCATTCCCATATTTCGTGCTCACTGTATGTATTTTCAAAATCGTGATCGCAATAGTTTTTGATCATCTCTTTAAGTTTTGCCATTAAAGCGGGATCGTCACACTTTCCGCAACATTGTTGATGACTTAAAGCCCAATCCAGTAATTGGTGAAGCTCATCCAGTGTAAAATTATTGTCACTCATTACAACCTCGCAATAATGGTTTTATCAAAGCCAGCATTAAGGGCTATTGCTGTTAGTGCCTCTTCAACCACACTCATGCCCCTGCCTGAAATATCCTGATCCGTTTCAATGCCAGCTTTTCGCAATGCATCAGCAAAGGCTGCGGATTGTTTACAGTACCCACCACCACCAGCGTGGCCGTGACCGCTACAAGATGAATCATTGAATTCTACGGGCATACACCAAGAGTTTACCCAGAGCTGGCAATGAATAACGCTTGCCGTGGAGCTTTTACCCATGTACCAGCGTGCCTTTGCAAGAATCTTGAAACGGTCATCATGAAAGGCGATTAGTTCCATACTAGCAATGCATTCTTTTTTGCTGTTGTCGATATGACTTTGTTTTGGGTTGATTGATAATATTTTCATGACTGTCCTCACGTTGGTTAAAATTAAATTTGTACAATTTCGTATTCTTGTCGCCATTCCTCATAATCCATGCCTTCGTCATGAAAGAAGTTGCAAAGGAATTCTTCAGCCTTATCAAAAGAACTGAATTCATGGTGTGGGAATGTTTCGTTCCCAGCCCAGTCTTTTATAATCCACATTATTCAGCTCTCCATAATTGACGCAAGGCTTCATCCCATATTTCATTGATCATATTTGCAGCTTGCTGTTTATCATTCGAAAAAAATAAAGCCGTTGATAAAAGTTTTTCCGCTAGGCATTTTATTATTTTATTCATGTTTCTGTCCTCTCTCGTTAATATGTGCATAGTCTATTAAAGCTAACTTTAAATGTCAATAACTAAATACACCTTTATAACGTTTATTTGAATTATTTTCATTTGATGATAGGATAGGTTAATTATTAAACAAGGATGGTTGACATGTTAGAGAAAATAAGATGTCCAAGTTGTAGGGGAGCGAAAAAGATTCCAAAGCTGGGCGGTGTTATCGGGGAATGTAATACGTGCAAAGGTGAAGGAAAAATCAATGCTTGTGACAAGCCTGTAATGATTGTACAGGAGCCTGTAACGCCAGTTAATGAGATTGTGAAGGCTGTTTCTGAAAGTGTGCCTGTGAGCGGGTTGGATAAGTTTGAAGGTAGCGTTTTTGTTGATGAGCCAAAAATCAAGATTGATCGCAAAAAAGCTATTTACAAGAGGAAAACAGAAGGGAGTGTGAATCATGGCGCTTTATGATAACTCGCACGAGCCTACTAATGCCATTCGCACGCGGGTGAAGGATTTGGCTGTCGCTGGGATTCCTCAATACCTGATTGCAAGGATTATCGGGATTGATAAAGAGACTTTGACAAAATATTATGATTATGAGCTGGAAACAGGATTGCCGGAAGCCGTTCACCGTATTGCCAATGTTGTCGCAATGCAAGCTGAAAGCGGTTGCCAAAAGTCGCAAGCTTTGTTTTTAAAGACTAGAGGTGCTCAATATGGTTGGGTTGAGAAACAGATTGTTGAAACTGTGAACAGTGATGAAACCAACGAACTTAAAGATAAAATTAAGGAACTTGAAGGCAAGTTTGACAGGGATTATTGATGGTGCAGTGCAGCAATTATGCTGCATCGCACAATTAAAGATAAAGAGTGGTCGAAGTTCTTAAGAAAGGAGCTTTGTTATACTGCCACGTGATAATTTCATTTCACGGGATATTTGACTAATGTTATATCCTTTTTTGCATAGTTCAATTGCTTCATCACGCCTTTTATAGTCTATGGTTGGTCTGCCACAATGTTTGCCCTTTGCTTTTGCTTTATCTATTCCTTCTCGCTGCCTACTTCTTATCATTGACCTTTCAAATTGAGCAAATGCTCCCATTATTTGGAACAATAAAGTATTCATCGCATTGTCGCTGCCATTGAATATAAGCTTTTCAGTGTGGAATTGTACTGTTACACCTTTTGTTATTAACAGGCTTAAAAGTTCCTGCAAGTGCCTCAAGTCTCGCGCAAGCCTATCTATACTATGTATATGTAATGTATCGCCTGATCTTATATATAGTATGCAAGCGTCCAATTGTGGGCGATCCTTCACGCTTCCCGTGATCTTATCCGTGAATATTCTATCCAACTTCAATCCATCGAGCTGTCTATCAGTGTTCTGTCCATCACTTGATACTCTTACATAACCTATCTGTTGACCATTCATTGTACTGTCCTCTTGTTGTTAAAGTTGCAAAGGATAAAGAGGTTTACAACATATGTCAACAAAGGTTTATTATTTAATTTAAAGCATACTATTCAGGACAGATAAGGGTATTGATTGTGTGGTGTCATAAGGTATACGTTTATGGCAGGATAAATAAATAAAATAATAGTTGACAGTTAAAGCTAGCTTTAATACTATAGTCGCATGTGGTTGATAGCACATGCATACACCAGCCCTATAGCCTCGTCCGCACTGGCAGGGGTAGGGTGCTGGGTATGCCATGGGTTCGGAAGGGGGTATGCCCCGCACAAGAGCCACCCCTTCGTAGTAGCTGGAGCCTCCCCACCATACCTACCAGACCATATTTAAGATTTAAAAGTTCAAATTTTACTCACCACCCAACATCCCAGACCAAATTCCATAACAATGATTAATATTTAACCAATCTCATTTCATATACTATATATATGAACCCCACTAAAAGTTTTTTCAGAAGTCATAAAAATTTTCCAGAAAAATTTCAGCGCACTAACGCCCACAAAAATTTCCAAAAAAAATTAAATTTCTGTTCTTTAGCGTCACCATATTTTTTTTAACCATTCTGTATAAATATTTCAATAACAGTAACGCAGGGTGTTTTTCATGGGGGGCATCAGTGTTCATTAAGCCAGTTCATCAATCTTTTTTCTTCACCATCATTTAAGGTGCAGCCATATATTGGAACACAATCATTATTGGGTTCGCCCTTCAAGGCAATGCATTGGCCGTCATCCTTTTGGAATGTAATAGTAATGGAAAAGTTACTAAATTCAGTACCCATAAATATTTTCATTGTCAATACTCCTTAATGACTAAAGACGCGCCTCATTTCCAAGAGGTCGTCAGTGTTTTGAAATCCCTCATAAACCTCACAAAATTCGTCATATTCCTCATATATAAAAGGCTTTGCAATTTATGGCAAAATATAAATATTACATTTTGTACAGCGAACATTTTCATAAGGACATGCCTGGCAGACTGTATCCCAGTTGTGCTCGCAATAATTTTGATGCAGCTGCTCAATTTTTTTTAAAATTTCCTGAGTTTTATCATTCACGCAAAGATTCCGGTAAATAATTTTCAGTTCTTCTTTCGTGAATTCATTCATGTTCTCACCGTACTCCTAATTCTTTTATGGTCAGCCTCAGTCAGCCCATCAAACCAGATTCGGAAGACCTGAAAGCAATCTTCGCAAAGGACGCCTGATTCATCGCCCGGAATATACCACGGCGACCCCTGAAATTCCTTTCTGGCTTCTTCTTCCGTGCGCTTGCGACCAAACGTCCCATGACAGCGTTCGCAGGTAAAGTCATTCATCGTTTTCTCAATCCCAGTAAAACGATCTTTAATACCATAATGTTGCCACCAACAAAATGGTTTCCTCAATATTAGAGTGCTAGACTTGCAGCCTACTTTAATCTGGTAAAGAAGGGTGAAGTATGTTGAAACGATTAATCTGTCGCGCAAAAGGCCATATAACAGGAATCATCCCTTATGAAAACAAAGAGGTGAATGGAAAGATGACAGTAGTTATTCCTATTGACGCGGAATGCTTGCGCTGCAAAAAAATGTTTTTCCGGCCTCTGGAGCTTTATGAAATGATGGCCATCATCAACGGGCAAGCGATTACATGCCCAATAACAAGAAGGAAAACCAAATGATGTTGAAAACCCCTATTACCAAAATGACAGACGAAGAACTCTGGGAGGCAAATAAGCTCTTGCAAAAATTTCATGATGCTTTTTTTAAATTTGACGCACTCCTGGCCGATGCTCCAGATGGAATGGTGGAAATGATTGATTATCAATTCACATGGTTGCGCCAGACGCGTGAGCATCTTTGCATGAAAGAAATAGTTAAACGCAACCTCAATGGATTTGCGGAATCTTACAAAAGGATAATAGAAGAGATAAACCAACGAGAAAAGGAAAAAGTATGAACCATGACGACTGGCGACATTTGTTTTTAAGTGTGGTGGAAAGCATCGACCGATTGACCGAGCAGGTTGAGAAGTCCATGAACGAATTGGATTGTAAGCTTCATCTTGTCCATGACGAAATTGCTGATATTGCGGATTGTTTGACGGGAGAAAAGGAATGAATAAAGAAATTATTGAAAACGTAATTGCGTTGGTTAAAAAAAGCGATGCAATCAATGACAGCATGATCGAATTTTTCAGGAAGGCTGGCAAGGAACACCTACTTGCAGAACACATCACAAGCAAAGGTGAGCATCTTCAGATGCTGCAAGAATTGAACTCCATGAAGGAGGGTTACAATTAATTTTGATTTCGAAAAAACGCAATACATAGGCTGCATTCCGGTGGCCGATCATCCAACTCATCCCAGCGATCAGTCTCCCTGCATTATTGAAGCATGTCCCGGTTGCCATAAGCCAATGTGGGTCAGTGAGAAGAAGCGGAAGCATAAAGCACAACATCCGAAAGCTGAGATTGCTTGTTTTCGATGTCTTATTCGTGCTGCTATTAATCAAGGTATAGACTGTGAATTGGCTGATATAGGTGACGTACAATGAATATTGACTTAAAAGATGTTTTGGAATCCAGATTGGTTTATTTGAAGAATATCGTCACTTGTGGCCAGATTCCCGGGATAATGGATAAAACGGAATTGGATGAGATGAAAGGAAGAGTCAAAGAACTGAAGCTCGTTCTGGACTTATGGAATGGCAAACTAAAGGTTGCGTAATAATAATTATTTAAGAAATAAATACCTTGTTATTACTGTTACTGGGGATAAAACCTGTGGATAACCACCTGGAACCTTTTCACAGCAAAGATTTACACCCTTCTTTAACTTGTGATAATATGGGTTCTTTAGTTGTGGATGAAATGTGGGCAAACCATAATTGAGAAACCATCCAGAGATTGTCCTCGCAATGGCCACAGGGTTGTCCACTGAAATTGTGGGTAAGTAGGATGAAATTTTGGTGGAAAAATAAGCATCGCATTGAAGTTTTGGAAGATATGGTCTGCGAACATGAAGGCAAGCTCATGGATCACATTGCTATCTTGCATGAACTAAAGAACCTCAATAAAAGATGTCAAAGCATACAAAGTCAGACTGATGAAATAAAACGCAAGTTTGATGTTATGCAAAGCAGACAAGTAATCCTGATGAATAAAATGGAGAACTTAAAGTCATGATTGAAATCGAACTATTTGTCCGCGAAGAAGAGGACAACAATCAATGCATCAAGATTTGGATTGAGAACAGTCTGGTGTATGCGAATGAACGTTTGAAACCTGAAGATTTGGTTGCATTGCGAGATAACGTCCATAATGAATTGTTATGGTTAAATGATTACATCCGTGAACAGGGACTGGAAAAACATGAAACTCAAAAAAATGATGCGGATTCTGCGGATGCTTTGGAGAAATCCTGATATAGCCTTCGGGTTTATGTTGGGAACCATAGCGACAGCCTTGATAAATGCGCTCATTCAGATTCTTTATCATATGGGATGATCATGGAAACATTTCTGATGATTATTTGTATATTCGGCATATTTTCCGCAGATGAGAATTCATTTCTTTGGTTTCTTGGTGCTCTGGCTACCCATGTGGTTTTTAAATATTTATGATTAACATAGGAAGATAAATGAGCGAATTTAAGATTGATGAGGTAGCAATAAAAGACTTTGCTTTGGAGCAGCTTGAAATCCTTGAAATGTTAAGGAAAGACATTGCATTTTTGACTGATGAAAACAATGATCCTTTCGCAAGATATATGTCCTTTTCAAGATTGCAAACTCTTGATACAGCTTTATTGATGGCCTCAAGGATTTACAAAATGTCTTTCAGATTGGGATTTGACGCCAATATTCCTGTGTTGCAAACAAAAGTTGCTGAAGAAATGTATTGGACAACTCACGACCCACTGGGTAATCCCTTCTTTGAGTTTGAGAAGCCACAAGAAAAGCCCATAATGAAAGTTATTGACGGTGATAATCTGCCTAAAGGGATTAGAGATGGCTTGATTGAAGCTCTTGAATATGCCATTTCTTCCCAAAAGGAACCTGTTGTAGAGAAGGTGCATTGATGAAAACAGGAACAGATTTCCAGCAAGCTGCAAAAGATAGAAATATCTCAAGATGGTGTATTCATAATTGTTCTATGTGCGACTATCCTTGTGGTTACATTTTTTGTGAAAACCATAATTTGGTAGCGTATGACAATGGCTGTGATTGCACGAAAAGATATTTTCATAGACCAACAACTTGGGATCATGTTGCTGAACAATACAACAAGCAAACCCATCCTGAAGTGATAAACGAAATGAATGAGTACTGGGGATTTAAAGATGTGGATTAATGTTG